CATACTCGTCGACAATCTCGTGCCCAGCACTGGCGCACCACTCCCGCAGCTGAAGCAGCTGGTTGTCGGTGTCCTGATAATGACGGCGTCCGCTATCCTCGTCGCCGTTCCCGTTCTTTCCGTTGGTACTCACCCGAGCGTAGATCGCGACCCGCACCATGATATTCCATACAAGAAGCGTGCCCTTACTGTATGGCGGAAGACAGCGTTCAGCAACCAGCAATCCGGCGGGTTTCGCGGAGCATTTTTCAGGCGGGGTTGTTGTATGGCCTAAGCCTCAATGCGGTCGCTACCAGCTATTGGGGCGATACCCCGCACGCAATGATCGACCGATTGGATCCGCGTGCGGCTCCGCAAATGGACCGCGCTGATCGACGACGGCCCTTGCTCGCCGCTCTTCAAAGGTTGTTGCTCTGGCGCTTCATCACGCCGCCCACTGCGACCATCGGCGCTGCCGGCGCCGCGCCCGCGCATAACGGTCCGGCCGCTCTCTTCTTGCGGTAGCAGAAGGCCATGTTGCGCCAAGCTCCTCATCGCAGATCCGCGAAATCGCATCGAAGAAATCGTCATGCACGGCAATTGGAAAGGGCTTGTACTCCTGCTCAACGAAGATCGTAACCAAATCCTCTCGCTTGCCCTCGTGCGTCACTCGCCATAGCGACGTTGGCAGGTAAAACCGACCGGCCTGAAAGATTGGCACCATGCGCCGGATGCGATCGGGCTTCGACAGCCTGCCACCTAGCTCGATTACCTCGAACCGATAATTGCCCTGTCGCTGTTTCTCGCGAATGTATTCGATGTCCGCTTGCATCCCATATTTTTCATAGCCGACCCTTTCTGGCCGCCACTTTCGATGCAGCGCGAACAGCTTATCGCCCCGCTCCGTCAGGTTCAGCCGATCGCGCACCGCGTCGAGTAGGTAAAAGTTCTCGTCCGGCGCTAAGCCGATTACCGCCATAACGGTATAGTCGGAGCCTTTTTTCTTTGAGCTTGCCGGGTCGACGAGAAGATATTTACGCATCTCGTCGGTGCTGCCCTCATCCGGGTCGAAATAGCGCAACCAATCATCATGAAACGCTTGGTCGCGTTCGGCAGCCGGATCCAGCAAAAATTGTGCGGCGAAGGTGTACGGACCCATGCGCTGGCGCGTCTCAGCCAGACGCTCGCGGCTGAACAATACGGGCTCGCCGCCGGCCGTGCCGTCGACGGTCGCTGGATGCCGACGTTCGATCGCGGCGCCGCGAGCGAGGATCTCGCGATAAGTGTCCGCGTAATGCCATTTTGTGCCAATGTATCTGACGACGCCGCCCTCGGTTGACAGCGCTAGACTGCGCTCCCACGCGGTCGTCACCTTCGCGATCATCTCCGGCGTCGAGACAGATTCGCCAGTCACGACGTCGTCATAGACCAGCAGCTTGAAGTGCTTGCTGACCGGAGTGCTGTCAACCAGCCCCCACGCCTCAACCGTGCTTTCCTTTGGATTGCCTTTGCGGCGCACGATGATCCCGTCGTCCTCCGAAAACTTGGGCGCATCGCGATGCGGATTGGCCCACAGAATGTCGGGAAACAATGACCGCAACATCTCGTTGGTCTCAAATTCGGTCTTTATCTGCCGGAGAAATGCTTTGGCGATTGGGCGCGAGTACGAAAAGATCCCCACCGTGATCTCGGGGTCGTTCAGTATATCCTGGATCGTGAGGCCAAAGGTGATCAGCGAACTCTTTCCGTGCTCACGACCCCAAAGATCAAGATAGCCATTTGGAGCCGCCTGCACCTCGCGACACGCGTGAAATACCAATCGCGGTTGAGGTCGGCCTGCGCGAGATTTTTGTTGAGTCCGAGAGTGCCGATGTACTTCTAAAAAAGATTTCCCGAGCTGGTAAATCCTTTTTCTCCCGCCCCGGCCCTGGCGCTCGCAGACATTGCCGCAGCGCGATCCGCAGGTGCAGGCGGCTATCCGGCAGGCGCACGAGGCCCTGGCGCTGCCGGACCCACCGGAGAACTTGCCGCCTGCGGCCTAGCCGAAGAGACGCCAGAATGCGGTGAACGAGTTGCGCATGCGGGCGCGGTGGAAGCTGGGGCGTCTGCTCGCGGCGATGGAGCGAGCACCTGGACCAGGACGAGGGAAAAAGATTCGGACGCTTGCCGATTCTTTTTTAGGCTTTCTCAAGAAACTCAAACTCGACGAAAAAACTTCTCGCTCGGCCCAGCGTATCGGGGCGTTGCCCGAAACCGAGTTAGACAAGCTCTTAGCCGAAGCACACCAAGGGAATCAGGTGGAGGCTCGGACGGCTGCTGTCGGCGATGGAACGGCATGTGTGCGAGAAATCGCCGCCATTGCGTCTTCGGGACGTAGCGCCCTGGCGGATCGATAAAGCCGATCATCGATGCCTCGGCACTGACTGCGCGCAGCGGGCCAGTGGTGCTCTGCTAAACCCCACAGCCGAGTTGCCGTTCGCGGGCCCGTGCGGACAGTTGCCCAGTCTTCTTCGCGCGGCGAAAATTCAGGCTCGGCGACGCCACCACGGAAGATCTGAGAGAGGGCGCGTGCGGTTCGTCAGAATGGCCGAGGCCGCGCGCCGCCGGCAATGACACTGGCCTATCCCGGCCTCACCCAAACCCCAGTTGCCAACCGCCTCATGCCGCCCATTGCGACCATCGGCGCTGCCGGCGCCGCGCCCGCGCATAGCGGTCGGGCTTTCTACTTGCGGTAGCGGAAGGCCATGTTGCGGCAAGCTCCTCATCGCAGATCCGCGAGATCGCATCGAAGAAATCGTCGTGCACGGCAACTGGAAAGGGCTTGTATTCCTGCTCAACGAAGATCGTAACCAAATCCTCTCGCCTGCCCTCGTGCGTCACTCGCCATAGCGACGTCGGCAGGTAGAACCGACCGGCCTGAAAGATTGGCACCATGCGCCGGATGCGATCGGGCTTCGACAGCCTGCCACCCAGCTCGATTACCTCGAACCGATAATTGTCGCGTCTCTGCTTCTCCCGAACGTATTCGATATCCGCCTGCATTCCATATTTCTCATAGCCGACTCTTTCCGGACGCCACTTTCGGTGCAGCGCGAACAGCCTGTCGCCGCGCTCGGTCAGGCTTAGCCGATCGCGTACCGCATCAAGCAGGTAGTAATTTTCGTCCGCCCCCAAGCCGATCACCGCCATAACGGTGAAATCGGAACCTTTCTTTTTGCTGCTTGCGGGGTCGACGAGAAGATATTTACGCATCTCGTCGGTGCTGCCCTCATCTGGGTCGAAATAGCGCAACCAATCATCATGAAACGCTTGGTCGCGTTCGGCAGCCGGATCCAGCAAATATTGTGCGGCGAAGGTGTACGGACCCATGCGCTGGCGCGTCTCAGCCAAACGCTCTTTACTGAACAGAACCGGCTCGCCGCCGGCCGTGCCGTCGACGGTCGCCGGATGCCGCCGCTCGATCGCCGCGCCGCGAGCCAGGATCTCGCGGTATGTGTCGGCGTAACTCCACCGCGTGCCAATGTATCTGACGACGCCGCCCTCAGTTGACAGCGCTAGACTGCGTTCCCATGCGGTCGTCACCTTCGCGATCATCTCCGGAGTGCTCACGCTCTCTCCAGTAACCACATCATCAAAGACCAGCAGCTTGAAGTGCTTGCTGACCGGCGTGCTGTCAACCAGCCCCCACGCCTCAACCGTGCTTTCCTTTGGATTGCCTTTGCGGCGCACGATGATCCCGTCGTCCTCCGAAAACTTGGGCGCATCGCGGTGAGGATTGGCCCACAGAATGTCGGGAAACAGCGACCGCAGCATCTCGTTGGTCTCGAATTCCACCTTGATCTGGCGAAGAAATGCCTTCGCAATAGGGCGCGAGTACGAAAAGATCCCGACAGTGATCTCCGGGTCGTTCAATATGTCTTGAATAGTGAGGCCGAAGGTGATCAGCGAACTCTTTCCATGCTCACGGCCCCAAAGATCAAGATAGCCATTCGGAGCCGCCTCCACCTCGCGGCACCGCGCGAAATACCAATCGCGGTTGAGATCAGCTCGCCCGAGTACATAAACGAGGAGAAAGAACAAATCTGACTGCGCCAGCCGCCGCTTGAGTAGACGGTCTATCTCTGGGTCGCCATACTCGGCCGCTCGCATGATCGCTTCGTGATACGCGGCTATTGACGATTCCCGGTCGTTCATTTTGATGCCTCTATCGCCTCCACCTCGATGACCTGAGGATGCGGTCGCGACTTACCCATCAAACTAAACGCCCGATCGAATAACTCTTGTGCAATCGCCAACCGCTCTTCCTGCGGGATGGTCATGTTCACTTGCGCCGTGTGATTGCGGTATACAGCCATTGGGCGCGTTGCTCCCGGCTGTGACCCCATCCATCATCTATGACGATGACGTTCTCCCATTGAGAGC